CAACCATAGAAAGGAATATTAAAATGTTTGAATTATATGGATTTATGTTAGGTGCAGGAACAGTAGGATTGTTGTTTGGAGGATACTGGTTATGGAATAAAATGGATGGAATTCATAAAAATTTGTTAGATACATTCTACACCAGAACCGACGATCTGGACAAGCGATTGTATGAACTTCGAGAACACTCAACGAAGTTTAATATTCGGTTAACCGATTTAGAAAAATCAACAGATCCCAGTGATCGAAGGATCGAGGATCTGGAACGAAATGTTCAAGACCAATTTAGTGACTTGGAACGAAATGTTCAAGACCAATATAGTGACTTGGAACGAAATATTCAAGACCAATTTAGAGAAGTTCAATTGAATATTGAAAATGCTGTCAACGATATCAGCACAACGAGTGATGCGCTGCGCAAAGAATTTGATTCTCGTATTACTGGAGAAGTTCGTAATATTCAACGAATGTTACAAAGAAAACTAGAAGAGTCTGATGTTCAGGCTTAATTTTAATAAGAAAGGAATCCGATGACTACTATACGTATTGTTAGACTTACAAGCGGAGAAGAGTTAATTGGTGAATACACTAAGACTGAAACAGGAATCACAATTAAAGATCCTTGTGTCTTGATTCCCTCACAAGAGGGTAAATTGTTGTTTGTTCGTTGGTTGCCCTATGCAAAAACAGAAGAAGGGATTTCAATATCAGATACGCATGTAATGTTTGTGCTTGAGGCCCAAAAGGAATTGCAAGATCATTACACTGGTGCAATCACGAACAATTTGTTTGTTCCCAAGTCGAAACTCGCCACTCCCTCCCTGAGTCTAGCAACTTAATTGAACAAAATCATTCGTAACTAAAACACCGAATAACATCGGTGTTTTTTTTATTCCCGTAGCTCAGAGGATAGAGCAACGGTTTTCTAAACCGTTGGTCGCTGGTTCGAATCCAGCCGGGAATGTTTAATAAGAAACAGATGGCATACTGTCGCCGGCGACGCCGCCCGTTGGAATATTAGTATTTTTTTGATTAGAGTCGGTTCTATCGTATAAATTAATTATAGTTGTAGCAGACAAGTAAATAACAGGTAAAGGTGGGTTTACTATTTGATCTGCTGCAGATATGGTCATGTATTGTTTATTTCCTTTTTCTATTATAGGACTGTCAACTATAAATTTAGTTTCTGCTATTTCTAAGATAGTACCAAACGTAATACCATGAATCAAAAATGAATTTGATCCTAAAACGTTATTAATAATAATAAATTTTTTACTATCTGTTGGAATAAACTTAGGGATTCCTATCTTGAAACTAGGATTATCATCAAATTTTGTATTGTAATATTTTCCATCAATCAACGTCAATCCAGTGGTGGACACTACCATATTGTTTTTATAAGAAACAAATGTGTACGTTCCATCAAAAGACGAAGTATTTTCTGAATACGAAGAATTAGATACAGTGAATGTATTTCCTATATTAAAATTAGAAAAATAGAGATCAGCTGCCAGTAATGAGTTTTCGTTTGCAGTGTGATTTTCTTTGAAATCCCAAAAAACTAAAGTTGGAGATCCAACAATAACTGTAGCACATGGAACTATTTTACACCCTTCTGTGGATAAGTCTTGTAATTGATATTGTGTTGTTATGCCCAGACCAACAAGACTAATAGTTTTAGTATAAATATAATTTGATTTATTGCCTAAAAATACATTGCTGGGATTTCTCGATTTAATCGTCTGACGAGAATACAACATATAGTTATTTCAAGATCCTATATAGATCAGTCTTTGTTTTGCCGGATCTATTTCTGCATAACAAAATATTAAATTTGTACTATTACAATCTAGAAATATAGATTCTCCTGGATCGAGTGGATAGGCTTGAGATTTATTAACCACTATATCTGAATTTCCAATATAAACGGTTGAAGTATTTGTGACAGGAGCTTTAATATTTACTCCTGTTCGATAAATCAGAGTAGACGCTGTTGTCATAGGGTTAACCACATTACTAGAGAATTGAATCACGCCATTGTGTAATCTATTAGATTTTAATATATCAACGACTTTAACATTGATTCCATTTGCACTTATTTTGTCATTTATTGCAGATATTGATAGGGTGTTATTTTGAATATCAGTTAATTTATTAGTAATCGTACCTGTTATGCCTACCGATTGCGATAAAGAAGACATTTGTGTAGCAAATGAGCCGCTAGTTGATGATATATTTGTGTTGACTGTATTTGAGACGGAGAGTGTTCCAGACGACACAGTAACACTACCTGAAATTGGAGCATAATCTAAAGGACCAGTTGTTCCATGCCAACGAACTAAAACAGGAGATTCCAAAGTGGATCCTCCTTGTATTTTCAGTGCAGAGCCAACATCATTAGTTACTCCCACGGTAGATGATACGTTTACGGTGAAAGTGAATCCAGAATTTATCAGATTCACATTGATTGCTCCGTCTGATCCTTGTACTTGGGTAAGAGTAGAACCGTCCATGTAATTCAAAACACTTGGAATCCATTGTTCTGAACCAGATCCGTATACACGAATGGTATCTGCAGTAAATCCAACAAGACTGTTAGAAAGAGACAATCCAGTAATTGTGGTTTGTGTATTTACGAAATCTCTACTATAAGAAAGATTTCGCCCTCCTGTTATGGCTATGGCAGTGCCACCAGAGATTCCAAACATACCTATACTTGTGTTATTAAAGTTTACCGCTCCAGTTATATTCACAGGGGTGCCACCGGAAATTCCTTGAATAGTTCCGGATATTAACAGATCACTTCCTGTACCTGTTCCTCTGATCCATAGTGGAGTTGTATGGGTGTTACCAACAGTAAAGGATCCCATACCACTAACGTATCCAGTAATTCCTAATAGAAAGTTTGGCCCAGAATTGCCGTTAAACAATTTCACGTCTACCGGCATAGGATATTCTGCACTCACTCTACGTGACACATTTTCATTTCCCCAAACCATTTTATTCAAAGGCAAATGAATATCGGGAGTAATTCCAGAAGTATTATGATCTGTTCCGAGGGTTGCAATACCAGTATAAGTAGTTACTGTTATATTATTATCTACGTCGGCAGTTGGCATAGGCTTGATGTGTCCTTTTCTTTACTATATATATAAATGCTTTACATACTACCTTTTTTGTGATACAATAGTTATCTTTATGAAACAAACACATCAAAAATCAGAATTAACAAAAGAAATATTTTCTAAAAAAATAGAAAAATATGTCGAAGAATTCAACACAGCGTATATAGATGCAATTATAGTTATTTGTAATGAATACAAAATAGAATATGACTCTGTGTCAAAATTACTCAATAAGCCTATTTTGGAACATCTTCGAGAAGAAGGAAGAGAACTCAATTTGATTCCTAAAATTCTTATTAAAACTAAAAAATTACCATTTTAATCGCTTGACATATACTGGGATTGGGATATACTATATCAATAGAACACAGGGAGTTCCTGTGAATCGCATTTGGCCGAAGTAGATCTTCGGGATTAATGAAAGGAAACATATGAGTTTTAATGATTTAAAGAAAAAGTCTAAAGTTACAAATTTAAATGATCTGATCCGTAAAATGGAAGATCAAACAAAAAAAGAATCTTATAAGGATGACAGATTCTGGCGACCAGAAATTGATAAGTCAGGAAACGGTTTTGCTATTATTCGATTTCTACCTGAAGTCACAGGAGAAGATTTGCCTTGGGTGAAGTATTATACTCACGCATTCAACGGCCCAGGTGGATGGTATATTGAGAATTGTCTTACGAGTTTGGGCCAAAAAGATCCAGTAAGTGAATTAAACACTCAATTGTGGAATTCTGGTGTAGAAAGCGATAAGAATATTGCCCGTGAGCGAAAGCGTAAAGTCAATTATGTGAGCAATATTTACATTGTATCGGATCCAGCAAATCCCCAGAACGAAGGAAAGGTATTCTTGTTTCGTTACGGCTCAAAGATCTTTGAAAAATTACAGGAAGTAATGAAGCCCGAATTCACAGACGAAGAGGCAATCAATCCGTTTGACTTTTGGAAAGGTGCAAATTTCCGCTTAAAGATTCGTAAGGTGGCAGGTTACACAAATTACGACAAATCTGAGTTTGATTCTTCTTCTTCTTTATTGGGTGGTGATGATTCAAAACTAGAACAACTATGGAAATCACAACATCAGTTAAAAGAATTTATCGATCCAGTAAATTATAAAACATATGACGAACTCAAAGATCGTTTGTATGAAGTTCTAGGAGGAGACATCCGAGCATCAGCAACAATTACTGATACGGCAGAATCTGTTGACTCTGAAGAATTACAAGAAAAACGTTCAAGCACAATCAAGAACAAAAAACCTGTAGCAGAAGAAGATGTATCAGAAACAACAGATGCACTGGATTACTTCAGTAAATTAGCAGACGAATAATATATAATATAATATAATATAAATAAAAGTTTTTCATTATTTGTTCTGTTATACGGCCTCCCGAGTTGTTTGAGGAGGTCGTTTTTTTTTTTATTAATAGCTCAAGACTTAAAAAATTCGTTATAAATCAAACAACTATTTTTTGGTTTTTTTCTAATATTTGATGGATATTTTAATTTTGGATTAATAAGTGTCTTTGTTTTTGTAGTATTGGATTTTTTTAGTTTATCTAAAATTGATAAGAATTCTTTATCTAAATTAAAATCAGAAATCTTTGGATCCAAGTTGAAGAATTTTTTTATTTCTCCTTTGACGTCTGAATTATTTGTATTTTCTTTATATTCTTTTTGATTATTCCTTTTAAGATCATTTAGGTTTTCATTTTTAGTATTTACAAATGTTGCTATAGTAGGAACACTCACTTTTTGAGAATTGTCGGAAGGTGTTCCAGAAGGCGAAATAGAAATATCTTTATTATTAAATTTCCAATATTCAGGAGAAGCACCTTCGCCCATCATAATAGTCTTGCTATTAGATCCACTTATATTCACAACACCACCTCTTTTGAATGTTGGTATTTTTCGATTTTTAATTCCAAATAAAATATTTGTTGAAACGAGTTTTCCTGCTTTGGGGTATTTTTGTATAATATCCTTTTTGATTTCTGTTATTTCTTTTTCAGATAAGTAATAATTCGAAGTATCTTTTTGGTAATTGAAACCAGGTTCGGGGTTGTTACTAAATCTAATATCAATCGGGTTGACTGTTGAATTAATTTTAGTATTTTCTAATTCTTTTGAAAACAAGATTGTTGCTTCTGATGAAATAAATTTAATTTTAGTCAATTCATTCAATGATGTGTTCGTTGATGGTTTTACTTTTTGTTTTTTTAATATTTCTGATTTTTCAGAAACAAATTGAGCCGACTTCGGTTTATCTAGTGGTTCAGTTGTTGCATTAGTTTTTGATACTTCCGGCAGTGTAACATTGGAAACCACAGAAACAAATTGAGCCGACTTCGGTTTATCTAGTGGTTCATTATTTGGTGTTTTAGATGTATTTGGTTTATCTAGTGGTTCAGTTGTTGCATTAGTTTCTGATACTTCCGGCAGTGTAACATTGGAAACCACAGGAACGAATTGAGCTGATTTCG